GCACTTGCACCAATCAGAATACCACGATCATCCTTGATCTTCTGAATCGACGTAAGAGCGGTTTCAAGAGTTGCTTCCGACAGATCAGACGCAGCCAAAAGGTTGGACTGATTACCATCAGAAATCGTTATAAATATCACTGGCTTCATTGGCTGCTACCTGAAACTTAATAGCTGTACCTTCAGCAGTCTTGTTTGTAATCTGACGTTGACCTTTAATAGAATATGAACCAGCCGCTGTTGCTAAAGCATGAATAGCCATGATACGAGTAGTACTGGGAATGTTACCATTAGCAGTGCCATTACTTCCTACAGTTGTATCGTCGTCCACATATTTCAGAACTGCATCGCCAGTAGCTATTGCAACTTTAATATTTGTAGTCATATTTTTCTCCCTTGAGAATGAAGAGAGAGTAGCCGAAGCTACCCTCCCTCATTTACTGATTAACCAGCACTTCCGAAGAAACCACGCCAATCAGAAACACCGAAGCTATAACGCTCCCGTGCTTTGAATCGCAGGTTTCCGGTATCGAAATCCGGTTCCATCTTGGTCTGAAGCGGCGACCGAACGAACATCTTCGTGCCATTCGGAACATCCGTTTTAACAAACCATGCATCCGTGTCAGTAAGGCGACGGTTAATGAAGTAACCTTCAGGAACCATACCCATGTGACGGGTTGCATTGATGGCGTTCGTATTCGGGTTCGCATCAGCAGCACTCGTCTGAGTGTTACCGGGGCTAGACAGAACACGATCCGCAACCGCCCAGTAATCAACTGGGATATGTAGAGAAACGGCACTTGCACCGACCAGAATACCACGATCATCTTTGATCTTCTGAATCGACGTAAGAGCGGTTTCAAGAGTTGCTTCCGACAGATCAGACGCAGCCAAAAGGTTGGACTGATTACCATCAGAAATCGTTGGATGAGAAGCAGAGAAGAACGCAGCACCATCACCAATAGTATCAGAGAAACCATTGTTAAAGATGTTTGCGCCTTTTACCTGCTTGGTGTTCGCCATTGCACGGGCAAGACCTTTTGCACGTAGTTTAGCGAACGTGTCATAAAGATTATCTTCCATCGCTTCTTCAGTGACAGCAAAGGCAAGAGCAACGGTTTCCGCTGTGTAACGGGCCGTGTAGCTTTCCTGTGCGTCATCATAAGAAACAGCAGCGCCTTCACCTTTGGTGGGGGCAGTGCCGAAACCAGTGAAGAGGACTTCTTCTTCAAAGGCACGATCAGAATTTTCTACTTCATAAAGAGGTTCATGCTCATTGTTGACCTCTCCATACTCCATTCCGAAAACGGCGTTAAGACCGGGAAGGAGTTCTTTGCTAATACTAGCTCTATTAATAGCCATAATAAATCCTCCCTATTAAGCCGTTGACGCCGTGGCCGTTACATAACGATCACGATGTTGGTTGATCCATACTTCCACAATCGGATAAGCATCCGAATCCTTTTCATCAGGATACTGAGCTTTACCAATAACACGTACAGCAGCAGTCCCTTCTGTACCGGACGCACCATCAAGGTAGTAACTGGACTGACCTGTGGTTGTGCTACCGGAAGAAGCTGTGGAGCTTACGGTTACATTGTAGTTTCTGACAATGGCAAGCTCTGCCGCTGAAAGCGATAGAGAAGCCTGAATGTAATACGTCTGATCAGGATCAGTGATTACAAAGAATTTAATGTCCGTGGCTGATACTCCACCCGGCCAATACCGGGAGAATTTCTGTTCGCCATTTTCAACATACTGACAGCCCATGAAAACACCAGAGGCTTTCAGAGTAGCAGCAATGTACGGTGAGATCGTTGCAAAGTTTGCACCCGGAAGAACAACCGGATCACCTGTGAAAATGCTATTGGACGGCGATTGAGCCTGACCCGTTGAGGTCAGCGTAATCATGTCCGTGACGGCTTCGTTATTGTAGCCACCGCCTTTTTTACGAGCAGGAATGAAACCACGAAATGCTTTAGTAGTAGACATGTTTCATCTCCTTAGTTATGGGGAGGTTAATCCTGAAAGGATGGTTGCCTTCCCCGTGTTGTTACCGAACGACTCGTATTAGAAATGGGGAAACGTGAATCAGAGTTTTTCATCAACTGAGAGTTGACGGCATCCATCTGATCATTTGCTTTACCTTCATAAAACTTCCTACGAGCATTCACTTTACCGGCTGGCATTTTAACCAAGGCCACATCTCCACGACAAACGGAACCTTGATACCTGCCTTCATCCCTCACGAAGGATGTCAAAGACATTTCGGGAACTTCATCTGGAGTTACAAACACCCACCCTGCTTGCAATTTCTTGCCAACATTCGTGATGTCATCCTGACCTTTAAGGGAGACTCGTATCCAACGTAGTGCCATGCCTTCATTATCAAAACGTGCTTGCACATTTTCTGGAATGTCAAGGGCATTAGGCTCTTCAAAGGTCCAGTTTTCTTCTCTCATATTCTGTTCTCTTGCAGTCTCAGTACGTGATTCATTTCGTGTCATATTCTTTCCTCCACGCTTACATGTTTACGTTAGTATATTCGCCATCAGCGGAAGATGCTTTCATCTTCTCAACGGCATACTTTTCAAGTGGGATACCCCATTTATTAGCCAACCTCACGTCTTCTTTTGAGAGTTTGACTTTTTTGCCGGAGCTTGGGGACGAGCGTGAAGCCCCCGAAACCACTTGAGCAGGTTGCGTCGTGCCTGAGTTACTTTGTCCCTCAGTTTCCTGCACACGGTTTGAAGCTTGACCAAAGGCTGTTTCAAGGCGGCGGTCAATTTCTTCGTAAAATTCTTCATCATTGGGATCATATCCTTCCCCCTTTAGCTCTGCATCTAGTGCAAGAGCGGCTGCTGTTTTAACTGTGTCTTGTCCAAACCAATCATTACGCTGCGCCCATTCATTTGCTTTAGGATCAAAAGTTTGAGGTTGCTCTACGAGTGCTGGCGCTTCTTCTTTAGAGGCTTTTTCCATTCGCCTTGCAATATTAGCTTTATATCCCTGAACAGTTTTAAGATCGGATTGAGCAGCATTTAAAATTTCTTGAGCCGCTAAAACTTTTTCTTTATCGCCTTCATCGAAAGCTTGAAGATATGCTTGTCGTGCCAGTTCAATATTTTGATTTAATTGTTTTTCACTTGACCCAACACTGCTAGAGGCAATATTATTTACTTCTTCTTCTTTTTTATTTACACTCTGTTTTAATTCTTCATTCTGACGAATAAGATCTTCAATCTTTTCTTCACGTTCTTTACGCTGACGAATTAACTGTCTAATTCTTTTTTCAGCGCCTTTAGTTTCAATACCTTCAAGTTCTTTTGGTTGTTCTGGTTCAGCCTTTTGTTCAGGCTGCTCCTCTGCTTCTTCTTTTTCAATTTGTATAGGTTGTTCTTCTTCTTCCAGTTCAAAAGCAATCTGTGTGCTTTCGCCGTTACCTTCGGAAACTTCAACAGTTCCCCATCCATCATTTTCATTACTCATTTTACTCTCCGTTGTTTACGAAACAAACGATTTACGTTTATTCTATTATATCACAAAAACCTAAATTTCCCAAATCATGTAGAACCTTTTCCTAAATTAAAGGTTGGATCAAGGTCTTTAGCATCTTCTACTTTCATAATAATCTGATCATCAAAGAGAAGAATTAGTCGAATACCTTTATAGAAAAGCTTGGTTCCTGCATGTTTACCATAACAAACATAGTCACCTACGTTACACCATGCTCCTGCTGGAAACTTATCTTTATCCATATATGCCAAGTCTCCTAACGCTAGAACCTGTGCGACAGTGGTGAGATAAGACATATCATCTTTGGTTGAATCCGGTATAAGAATACCGCCTTTGGTTACACTCTTTACTGAAACGGGGCGCACTAAAACGTGAAATCCCGGTAGAGTGGGTAGTGGGCTAGGATCGGGGGCGTCATCCTCAGTTATCCACATATCATTTTTTAGTGCGCCACCTAAACTTACTTGTTGCATTGCTAGTCTTCGTCCTCCATATACATTCGTTTTTTAATAATATTAGTTAAATTATCTCTGGCCCATTCCAGACTAGAGATGGAACCAACAAGCTGCCTGTAGTGTGAGTAGTCTTCGGCAGAGCCATTACCCAACGCTAGTCGCAAGTTGTTAATTTCTTGGTTGTACTCTTTTACTACTTCGTCCCAAATTTCCATGCCTAGATGTACATAGTACTCTTGCGGCTTTTCTTTTTGGGTTCTGGAAATTCCCAAGTATCATCCGGCCACTCAGCAAGAGCCGCATTCAGTGAGCGTTTTCCCATAGCTTCATCTTTAATAGCTTCCCCAAAACCTTTATCCGTATTCTTTACGTGTTCGGGATAGCCCTTACCTTTCTTCATCATTGTTAATCTCCTTTATTTGTTCACTGGCAAACTGTGTAAGATTTTCCAGAGCAGCCATATCCATTTCTTTATCGTCTTGCATTTGTTTCTTTAACATATCAGCGGCAATCTTTGCCTCTTCAATTTCTTTTCGTGTAGTTAGTTCAGCTTCTTTTATTGCTTCCTTAGATTCACGATTAAGTTGTGATTGCTCTTCTCTTGAGTTAGCTGTTGCAGATGCCTTGAGCATTTCAATAATCTGTGCAGTTTCCTTGATCTCAAGTTCTTTGTTTTTAATTTCAAGCTCTGCTGCATCTGTTACTGTATCAGACTGAAGCTTCTGTTTCTCAAGTTCAACCTTGGCCTGTTCAAGCGCAACAAGCTGTTGTTCAGGAGACTGTGCCTGACCCATTGCCTGATTAGCATTAAGAACTTGTTTTGCAGCTTCTGCCATTGCCATCTCAATAGTAGAGGCATTTTGAGTTGTTGGAGAAGTTTTAGCAAGAAGTTGTTCGGAAACCCCAACCATCTGTTCCTGATATTTCATAACAGAATGTTCTTGAATATTGGCTTGAAGTATTGGAGTAATTCTTTGCATAATTGGATTAGCACCATTCATGGGATCTTGCAAATATGCCATCTTCACCTGTATATGTGCATCATGGTTCTGACCGGGAAAGGCTGCAATAGGAATGCCTTTCGTCGCTGACATAATATCAGACACTGGATCAAGTTGTTGAGGCTTAATCTTGGGTGGAAGTATCTCATCTACATTAGGCATATTGGAAGCATTAAGAATTGTTCTGTTCAGGGCTTCCAGATTGAACATACCCGGAGGAGACTGCTGCGCCATTTGCAGAGCCATGTTCGCCATCATCATACGATGTGCGTTACTGGGGATGTTAGGATCACTGACCGGAATAATATCTATGCGACCATCAAAGTCCTGTTTGAAAATGCTACGGTCTTCATATGGAACATCATAGGGATATTCAGTGGGAAGATAATCATAATCAATACGAGCAAGAATACGGAACTCATCCTTCTGGGATTTATGTAACCGTTTGTGAATTGCGGTGAAGAACTTACTGCTTGCTTCAAGTAAAGCCATAGTGGTTCCAACGGGTCCATAGGAGGCAGCATCAGAGATAACTTGCTCTGTGCTGTCCGCAAACTTCTGACCAGCAGTAGCTACGAAGTTCAGCATTTGGAATAGAGTAGAGGAAGGCTCTTTATAGGGAAGGGGAATAATAGCCTTTGATAAATCTACACCAGTTGCCTCAACCTCCTTGAACTCGCCGGGAGATATAGGATCATTGTCGCCAACCATCCTTACTCCCTTGGCCTTAAATCCTCCCGGTAAATTGGCAAACTGTCCAGCATCTATGAGGGAACGCATAGCTGCCGTTGCACTCATTGTTAGATTACCAAGGAAGTGAATAAGACCTAGGCCATAGAAACCAAAGCCGGGAACAAATCTATAATGTACAAAGTGATTTACTTTTTCTTTGTTCGGGTCATCTTGCTTATAGTTTCTACGGATACTCAGTACCTGTCTGGACTGCTGTTCAACAGTTACGATATAGGGACAGGCTTCGTCTTCATTTTCAATACTTAAATAACAGTGCTGTTCCAGAAGAACATACTGTGGATCATGGTCTGATGTTGGGGATAGACCTATGATCGTGTCCATCTTTTCGCTGAAGGAAGAGCTGGGATATGTAGAAGGAGAACTAAGCTCAACATCTTCATATACACCAGCCTTTATATCTCTTTGCAGTTCTATGGGGCTGCGATAGATAACATGTGTGTAGCGATCTGCATTGTACAAATCAGTTGCATAGTAAGACACATAGAACTGGTCTATGGGAATAAATTCTGACTTGGGCCGCTTCACAGTGGCATCATAGTACAGCTTCTTAAATGCAGAACCAATCAAAGGTAGATGGAACAGCATCCTTTCAAACTCATCGAAGTATTCAGGCATCTGCTCAGTAAGCTGATAGTTCATAAAGTTCTGAACACGATTGGCCTGTAGCTCTTTGTCTGCTGTGGACTTACCAAGTATCTGAGCCTTGATAGGTCCGTTAGATGGGAATAGTTCTCCTGAAGCTTTTGACTGGAATTTAACAGCAGACTCAATCAGAAGAGGATGTACAGCGGTACATGCACCTTCAAAAGGTTCGGAACCCTGTTCAAGCTTCAGACCCAGCAGATCAAAGCCACGTTCAAACATTGACTCCCACTCAGCACGGGAATCTTTATCAGCTTCAAAGTTTTCTATTACATCTCCTGCAATATCTGCCAGATCATCTTCGTCCATATCCTCTGCCATATTACCATACCATTCAGCAATATCTTCAGAGGCTGACATTTCTACATTCTCAGAGAAGTCTACAATTACGCCACCATCTTCGGCAACCTCAAATGTAGCATCAATATCTTCCGTCTCAGGCGCAAGAGGAACTACATTAGTTTCTTCTTCTGGTATACGATCAAAGGGATTACGTTCAGTTGCCATTATGCGGTTCCTATTCCTAACATTCTTTTAGCAGCATTTTTATCAATGCCGTAAATATTTGCTATGCGATTTATTCTTGATATTGGTGTTGTATCTGTAACAGGAAATCTAGGGGCAGCTTTTTCCGCTACTTGAACTTCTTGGACAGGAGCAGTTTGTGTCTGTATTGGTATTGGAAGTTGAGAAAACTCATTTCCATCTGGAGTAAAACTGCCCAGACCCATATCAGTATATCCTATCTCTTCATTTGTAGGCGGTGAAATATCAGCAAGACCAAAAGCTTCAGCCGTTGCAGCAGCATCTTCTCTTTCTGCTTGCTCTCTGGCCGAAGGTAGAGCACCATAATGTGCATCAAGTGCTGCTGTTTCTATAGCAGTCGGCCCCATAACTGACTGCATTTGTGGGGAAGATAATTCTGCTTTAGTTCTATCATAGGCTTGTTCTGCAATCTCTTGCGCTCTTTGCTCTGTCTCTAGTGTACCATATGCTGAAGCATACGGATCAGGCGATCTTTCATATGAAGCGCCTATACCAAATGAAGCGGGAGCCATTGTATCTTTGGAGGGACCAACTACATCTTCAACAGTTCCTTGAATAGTTGGTAATCCAAAATCAGGAATTTCAGGAAGCTCATAACCTGACGCTTTCTCAAACATATCTCCAATATGACCTAATACACCCTTACCAGTTCCTGATAAAGCAATGTCAGTCATAGCGCCTATAGGACCAAAAGCTAATGATCTTCCAATCATTCCCAAACCCTGTCCAAATCCTCTCTGTGCTTCGGCCTCTCTAAAATCTGCTTGTGGTCCCACTGGAGCATTAAGCTCAAATCCCATATTTTGAACATCTGATATTGAGACTTGCTGATCTGGATTAGCTGTGGCGTTATATTCAGACAGAGCTTCTACTGTTGACAAGCTAGGATTAGCTCTAGCAAAAGATGCGAACA